CAGCCAAACTGGTATCTGCCATGTATAATGAAGAGATGGATCTTTATATTCTTGGTAAATATCAAGAGGGTGAAACCTTTGCTGGAACAGATCGCCTTTCCATGGCAGTCCAGCCTGAGTTGCAGAAGTGGATTCAGACTCATAACTGTAACATCCTATTCGAAGGAGACCGAGTCTTTAATCAGTCTTTCTTGGAGTTTGCTATGGGGTTACCGAATACCGACCTTCAGGTGCTCTATTTGAAGACCACTAAGGAAGTCCTAGAACAACGATATAAAGATCGTGGTTCCGACCAGTCTGAGCAATTCCTAAGAGGGCGAGAGACTAAATATAGTAATCTACTATCAAACTTTGAACTGATGCCTTATATTACCGAGTTTAGTAACACTAACTTAGAGGAGCAGGGAAAGGTACTCGCATTCTTGGAGAGTAATTTCAAGATGTAAAATGCCTTTCTGGGATGTAAAATGTCATGCAATTTTGAATTCCTAGAAAACGCTAATTACGATTGGATGGATCTGCTCAACTTTCACGAGCGTCCATTCAGAGCAAAATTTATACCTTCAAAAGTCTGGCAAGACCTAGACAACTATTGCAACGATAGTAAGGGTCTTTCAAACTACTTCAAAAAGTGGAGAACCAAAGTCGAGTTCCTTCCACAAAAATCCAAAGCAAAACTCTACGATAGTTATGTAGCTGTCGGTGGTGAATATGGACCAGATGAAAGACAGTGTTGTATCCAAATATACACTACTACTTTCGATAGATTCCCATTCACACAAGATACTTGGAACAAGTTTAAGTATCGTATAATCCAGACTCAAATGCACGAGCTAATCCACTTCATGCAATTTGATCGAAGAGGAGACGAGTGGTCAAACTACATCGTTCCTTACAAGAAAGTAAAACATGAAAAGAAGAACATTGAGAGAAGATATCTCTCTGAGTTCGATGAAATTCAGGCATATGCTCACTGTGTGTTACTTGATTTCAAAGTCTACAAACCAACCATCTCCACAGAAGAACTAATCAATAGAGCCAAGTACTCTAAAGATTCGACCACTCTCAACTACATCCTCAAAGCATTCAATTACGACTATCGTAACAACGCTGCAATTCCTAAGTTAATGCAGCAGATTGCTAAGTGGGATCGTAAATATCAGCGAACTATACGAGCATCTCGTCGTCCTAAATAATCCTTACTGGGATCTTTTTAGGAACTTTCGTGACTGCAAACACCGTATTATCAGACATTAACGAAATTTATACAGGCTATGTTTTAGCAGGTAATAAATGGTTTGACTCGTCTGCTAAATTACAATATGATCAGCGTGTAAAGCAAGCCAAGCCAGAAGAAGTAGCAGATGCTGAAGGTAAAGCCAGAGCAATGGCAGAGTATTTCATTGATTGGGCTAAAGATAATAAATACAAAGGATTTGTCAGTAAAGTTTGGTGGACTGCTAGACCTAACTCTATGACATCAGCAGTTGGTAGATTCGTAGACCAGAAAAAGAATCCAACTGATATATTAGTTAAGTTTAATGATGGTCCAGCAAATGGCTTTCTGGGATTATCTGCTAAAGCAACTCAAGGATCAGGTGATATTGGATTTAAAAATCCAGGTGTTGGTACTATCGATACTAATCTTGGTATGTCTCTTGCCAATGAATACAAATTATTATTGCAAGATACTATAACTAGATTTAAGTTACCAAACCCTGCCACTGAAAGAAAGATTTATATTAGAACACACCCAGAAGTCAAGAAAGAAACTGAAGAAATTGGTGTGAAGATGATGGCAGGTATGAGAGATAAATTATTAGAGAGACTATTAAAATTTAAACAACAGGAGTTGTTAAAATATCTTCTCTCTGATTGGATGGATGCTGAAGTACAGTATCCACCATATATTAAAGTTACAGGGCAGGGAAGTAAACCTCCCTATAAAGCAACAGTGATGGATCCAGTGAAGAACGAAAAACTAGATGCGTTATCAAAGTATCCCATCACTTTGGAAAAAGTAGGCAACGAATCAATTGGCGTAAAAGCTGGTGAAAAAAAGATTATGAAGATTCGTTTTAAATTCGAGTCAGAAAAGATGGCATCATCTTTAAAACTCTCAGGGGATCCATGGTAAACATATGTTAAATTTCAAAACATTTCTTAAAGAATCAACACTAAACGAAGACTTGCTTTTAGAAGCAGAATCTTCAGCTGTCGAATCAGATGACAAAGGTAAACTCCACGAGTTACTTTTAGCCAAATATCTGCATCCACAATCTAAACTTCCAGAACATCATCGTTCATTCTCTGATAATCCAGACCATGCTGGAACACCAGAGCAAGTCCACGATAAACTACAAGAAAAGATTCCACCTGCAGCATATGCAGAAATTGATCGTCACGCTAAACAATCTGCAGAAGCATTTAAGATAAGCATGGCAGACCAAGGACATATTGGTGACCATGCTCACATTGGTAATGTTCATTGGACATCCAATGCTGACAAACCAAATGTTGCTGGTGACCACGAGAAAACTACTGGTGTTAAAGATGTAAACTCTAATGCTGACTTGATCGTTACGCTACATGATAAGGAAGGTAAGCCAGTTGGGCATCATGGTATCTCTGCCAAGTATGGTTCACAAGAGCCGAACTATCGCAATCCAGGACTTGATGCATTAGAGAAAACTGCTAAACTATCTTCAGGTGCTCTTGCTGCTCCAATGCAACACCATACTGATGCGATGGAAAAACTTGGTTATAATGGTTCTGCTGATCAAAGAAATATTCAAACCAAAATTGACGAAATGCCTATCAATGAAATTCGTCAGAAACATGCAGAAGGTCTTGCTGCAATTCAAGCAGGTAAGAAACTTTCTGGTAAAAAGAAAATCATGCACGAACATTTAGAGAAATATATTCAAGCACACGATGCATTACCAGAAAAGAAACAAGAAGCATTCCGCCAACAAGCAAGTCAAAGAGCAGAAACTGCTCGTGCATCTAACCTTGCTGCAAGAACTCAGATGACTCAATCATTCGCTGCTGGTATGGCACAACATAAACCAGAAGACTTAGCGAATATTATTCGTCAGAATGTATCACCGAATACTCATATTCCTCATACAGTTGTGCACAGTAAAGTTAAAGAAAGTGGAGAAGCAGAATCCGTAATCAAACCGATGCACAGTTTAGCTGATGAACATCTAGCGCAATTCAAACCAGACTCTTTGCATGTAGTTCCAGGAAAAGGAACATCGGTTACTATTAAGGGTATCCACGCTAAAACTGGTAAGCCAGTAGTTGCTGCTCGATACACGATTAAATCATCCTCTGGAGCCCATAAGAGCGCAGTAGGGACTTTTAAACTCCAGTAATCCCCTCAACTTTGTAGGGTTATTGCTTGACAATTATTGCAACTTAGGGTATAATAGTAATATGATGCTAGGATTTAAAGACTTTTTAACTGAAGGTGCACCAGCCGAAGAGGGTGCAAAACTAAAACACATTACTCATGCTGAGGATCGTCCATTGTTCCATGGAGCAGAAGGATTCAATCATGCGTATAATGCTCTACATGGTGCACACTTTCATACCAAACAAGGTATGAACTCCAACAAATTGACAATGAAATATGATGGTTCACCATCTATTGTTTATGGTCATAATCCAGAGAACAATAAATTCTTCGTTGCTTCAAAGTCTGCATTTAATAAAAATCCAAAGTTAAATTATACACCTGAAGATATCGAAAAGAATCATGGACATGCTCCAGGTCTTGTTGAGAAACTCAAAGCAGGTCTTGAGCATCTGCCAAAGATTGCTCCAAAGAAGGGTGTGTATCAAGGTGATGTTATGTATACACATAACGACCTGAAGAAAGAGGGAGACAAAACTTCTTTCACTCCAAACACTATTACTTATACTGCTAAAGGTGATAAAGCCCAAGCAATCAATAAGTCAAAAATGGGTGTAGTTACTCATACCAAATACGAAGGAACTAACCTTAGCAATATGCGTGCCACTGGTAATGTTTCTGAAAGCGAATTTGGTCACAGCCCAGATATGTTCCACCATACTGCTAGTTATAATGCTGCTGGCGCAAAGTACTCTGAACAGTCTCAACAAAAAGTTCTTGGTGAGTTATCCAAAGCAAAACAGATTCACGAAAAATCTGGTGATAAAATGTATAAAGCCATTCATCCAGAACACAGCGGTGAATCAGGACACCTAGCAACATATATCAATCAAACAGTTCGTACTGGTGAAACACCTTCCACTGAAGGGTTCTCTGCTCATGTGTCTTCTCAGTTAAAGAAGAAGTTCGATAAGATTAAAACTCCTGCCAAGAAACAAGCGATTATCGATGACGCTGGTGCACAGATAAAACATATCGAAAAGAACAAAGAACACTACGACAATTTGCTGAAGATGCATGGTCATCTTGCCAATGCCAAGAATGAATTGGTGAATAGTCTAGAAACAAACGAAGGTGGTTATGCTCATGCCATCGGTGGTGTTGCTTCGAAGCCAGAAGGTTTCGTATACAATCATACTCACAATGGTGTAACAGAGCCAACTAAGTTAGTCAATCGTGCAGAGTTTGCTCGTCAGAATCTATTGAAGTCTCGTGGTGAACCAGCAACAGATAGTGGTTTACAACGAACAGCGACTGGTTCTCTTAAATCTAAAGTTATGGCATTTGGTCGTATGAATC